CTTTCGCGGCCTATGCGGATCACTACGTGGGCTGGAACGCCGCCGGCGACAGCGCGCTGGATTTTCCCGTGGCTCTGGGCCATAACGCGGCGTGGAACGCCGACGGAGAGGGCCAGACGGCGTTTGCCGTGTCGCTGGGCTACAGCATAGCGTGGAGTTCCTCCGGCGCGGGCGAGGCCGCTTTTTCCGTGGCTCTGGGCCACAACACTGCGTGGGATGCGCAGGGCGCGGGAAGCGTGTCTTTCGCGGCGCACCTGGACCACTTCGTGGATTGGGGTGCGCAGGGCGCCGGTGTGGCGTCTTTTTCCGCGTGCCTGGACCGCTACGTGGCGTGGGACGCCACCGGCGCCGGGGCGGCGGACTTCGCCGCCATGCTCGCGCATAACGCGGTGTGGAGCTGTGTTGGCGAAGGCCAGGCCGGCTTCGTGGCGTGTGTCGAACATGGCGTGGACTGGAACGCCGCCGGTGCGGGCGAGGTCTTGCTCTACACCATGCGGTGGCGCCACGCGCAATGGCAGGCGCAGGGTGACGGACAGGCGGGGTTTTCCGCCGAGTTGAGGCGCAGCGCGGTTTGGGCAGCCGCTGGCGAGGGGTGGGCGCACTGGAATTCGCTGCTGCACCGCAGCAGCATGCCCGCCGCATTCGACGGCGTGGTAAGGCCCGAAGAGCCACGCGAGGTGGTAAGGCCCGAAGAAATACGCGAGGGGGCGCGATGAAGCTGGCGACGTACCGAAAGCAGCCTGTCGAGGTCAAGGACTACGACATTGATTACAGCGCGTGGCTGGCGCCGATGAGGGACCGCATCGTGTCGGTTTCCTGGGGCCTGCGCGAGGCGCCGGATGACGCGCTGGTGGTGGACGCCGGGGTTTTTTCCGACAAGGCGGTGAAGGTCTGGGTGGGCGGCGGCACGGATGGCGCCAGTTACATGGTCGAGGTGACGGTGACCACCGAGGGCGGACGGATTGACCAGAGCGAGCTGGTCTTCAAGGTCAAGGAGATTTGAGGTGGCACAGAAATTTTCAAACGCTGCGCGCTCAAAACTGGCGGCGGCGATCACGGCGGCGAGTACGGCGCTGACGCTGGAGGCCGGAGGCGGCGCGCGGTTTCCTGTGGCGGGTGCGCCCGACTGGTGGTATCTGACGCTGGAGGACGACGCCGGCGGATTCGAGATCGTGAAGGTGACGGCGCGCGCTGCGGGCAGCGATGCGTTGACGGTGACGCGCGGCCAGGACGGCACGACGGCGCGCGCGTTTGCCGCTGGCACGGTGGCAGGGATTCGGGTCACGGCGGCGGATGCGGACGGGTGGGCTGCTGCTGCGGGAGCAGTGGCGCCGCTTGTAGCGTCGGTTGACGGGCTGCGGGACATCCCAGGAAACGTCCAGTCGGCAGCCTACACGCTAGCGTTGACGGATCGCGGCGCGAGTGTCGATACGATGGCTGGGGTAACAGTCCCGACCAATGCGGCGGTGGCGTTTCCGGTGGGGGCGACGGCCATGGTCACCAACATCGGCTCCGCAGCGATCACGATCACGGCGGCGGCAGGCGTGACGCTGCGGCTGGCGGGCACGACCACCACGGGCAACCGCACGTTGGCCAGCTACGGCGTGGCGACGCTGCGCAAGGTGGCTGCGGACGCGTGGATCGTTGCGGGCGCGGGGGTGTCATGAGTATCTTGATGGCTCCTTGGGCGGTGCAGGGCGCGTTCGTCTTCAACAAGACGATCAGCGCCGATGTGTCGAACTACAACCTGCGCGCCGACGCTATCGCGGCTGGCTGGGATGGCGTCATGCCGCTGGCGGCGACGGTGACGATCAACTCAGGGGTCGTGGTTTCGGCCAACGCCACGAGTCAGTATGGGTTTGATACCGGAGCGACTATCCCCAACGGATCGACGCTGGCGCTGTCCAACAACGGCTACATCATTGGGATGGGCGGAGCCGGAGGGCATTACACCTCTCCGTGGACCGGCAAAGACGGCGGCCCGGCGTTGCGCGCGCAGTGCCAGATAACCATCACGAACAACGGAACGATTGGCGGCGGCGGCGGCGGCGGTGGCGGGGCCAGCAACGACGCCGGCGGCGGCGGCGGCAGGACGGGGCGGACGAACTCGGTCGGCGGTAACGGGTACTACGGTGGCACGAGCATTGGCCAACCGGGGACGTTTGCCGCACCCGGTGGTAGCGGCTCCGGCTATGGCTCGGGGGCTGGGGGTGGCGGCGATTGGGGCGCCGCAGGAAAGAACGCACCGGGCGGCGGTGCTGGGGGCGCGGGTGGCGCCGCCGTTGTCGGCAATTCATTCATCAATTGGGCCGCCACGGGAACGCGGTTTGGGGCGGTCACATGAACTCGCCTAACTATCTTTTTTGGAGCAAACCATGAGCTACGCATTGATCAAGGATGGCGTTGTGGTGAACGTGATCGAAGCTTCGCCTGAGCTCGTTTCCGAGCTGGCGGGTTACGACGACGTGATTGAAACAAAAGATGCAATGGTCGGATGGACGTGGGGTGGCGGGGTGTTCACGCCTCCGCCTGAGCCTCGGCTACCCGCCGACCCGCAGCGGCGCTATGTGACGCGCCTTGCATTCAGAAACCGCTTCACGCAACCAGAAAAAGCCGCGTTGGAAATGGCCGCGCTGGACAACCCGCAGGCGGACATGTCCGTGCGCTCACAAGCAGCCGGCCTGCGCGCGTACATGAAAGACGTTGATTCCGCCACGTTCATTGACCTTGACAGGGCCGACACGCGGGCGGGTGTGCAGATGCTGGAAGCTGGTGGCCTGCTTGCCGCCGGGCGCGCCGCCGAGATTCTTGACGCGCCGGTGCAGCCGGAGGAGGCTCCGCAGTGAAGCTTGCCCTCCGCGCAACACCCAGCGCCAGCGGTAACTGGCTCGCCCGCGTCGCCGCCGCGGTCACGCGCTGGCGGCTGTGTAGCCAATACTGCCACGGAGGCATTGTCATTGGCGACTTGCTGCTGCACGCCACCTCCAAGGACGGCCTGCATGCCACCACCGACTGGGAGCCGGCCAAGTGGACGCTGATTGATGTGGGCCACCATCGGGATGCCACGGCGCTGACGCTGTTTGATCGGCGCATCGGCGCCCCTTATGACTGGATGGGCGTGTTCGGTTTCGCCCTGCCGTGGGTGCGTGGCAGCAGGCGCGCGCTGTACTGTTTTGAATGGTGCGCGTTGGCCCTTGGCGCCAAGCCGGCGCGCTGGATGACGCCGGAGCGGTTGCTGGCACATATCGCATCGCGGAGGTACGAATCATGAGCGCCGTCGTCCGCAAGGGCAGGGCGCGGCGTCGCCCCGTGCGCGGGCAGCAGCGCGCCCTTTACGCCCTGTGCACGTTCTTGCTTGCCGCCGGCATGTACGACACCGCCTCGGACGGCTTGTGGTACCCGGCGTCGCTGGGATACCTCTCCGCCTCGCTCACCGGCTTGCGCGAGTGGCTTTCGATTGGCTACCTGGCATGTGCCGCCGGGATGCTGCCGTTCCTGGCAGCGCAAGCACGCCCCACTGCCGTGCGGCACCGCACCATGCTATTGCTATGCGTGTCGTGCTTGGCGGCCACTTTGCTTTGGGTGGGTGAAATGTTCGTGGACCGCAACGCAAATTTGGAGCCGATCAGCGCGCAGTACATCCGCTATGCGTTTTGTGCGGCGCTGTTTGCGGTCATCGTTGCGTCCAGCTTCAACACCTGCAAGCTCCGCGCGAGCGGGGCGCACAAACACCGCGCCGGCAAGCGCGGCGCCAACCGGGTGCCGGTCAAATGATGCGGGATATACGCACTCACTGGCGCGCCGTGGCCCTCGTTGCATGGCTTGCTGCGCTGTCCTACAGCCTGCCTGCGGCCGCCACCGCCATCGCCGCCGCCAGCTCCCCCGCGCTGTCCGATGGCATGAAGGAATACGACCTGGCCTTCGTGGCCTGGTGCGTCCTCGTGGCCACCGTCGGGGGCTGCGGGCGCACCGTGCTCACGCTGCTATCGCGCGACGTTGCCGTGCGCAGCGTGTTGCGCGAGGCTTGGCGCGATGTATTGATCGCCGCGCTCGCCGGCGTCTGCGCCGCCGTGATCCTGCTCGCCGTGCATTCGCTTGGCATCCCAGTCCCAGTCCCCGTTGACGTGTTGCTGCTGGCCGCATGCGGCTGGGCGCGGCTCGGTTTTTTTGCGTGGGCAGGGGAGAGCGCCCGCCTCATAGCCGACCGCGTTGTGCAGTCGGCGGCCAACCGTATCGGCGCCGCACCCGACAACAACATACCCCCGCCGCCATCGCGGCCTGACGATCCAGAACAACGATGACGAAACGACTCAGCCAAGACGGCCTTGCCCGCCTCAAAAAACTTGAGGGCTTTCGCGCCATCCCCTACGCCGATGTGGCCGGCGTGCCGACCATAGGCTACGGCGCCACCTATTACCCCGGCGGCGTCAAGGTCACGATGGCCGATCCGGCGATTTCCGAGGCCAAGGCCAGCGAGATGTTGGCGCTCATGGTCAAACCCTACGCCGACGCCATCAACGAATGCGTGAAGCTGCCACTGACGCAGGCCATGTTCGATGCGCTCGTGCTCTTTGCGTACAACGTCGGCATCGCTGCCGTGCAAGGTTCAACGCTTGTGCGCCTCATCAACTCCGGCGCTTACCAGGCCGCCGCCAGCCAGTTCTTGCGATGGAACAGAGCCGGCGGCAAGGAAGTGGCCGGCCTGACACGCCGGCGCGAGCACGAGCAGAGCCTATTCCTGAGCCAGGGGATGCCGGCATGAAGTGGCTCACGGCGGAACGTGAATTGTTTTTGAGCGCGGCCATCCCGGCCGCATTAACCGCCGAAAGGCAGAAGGAGTAAACGATGGCCAAAGGCAAAAAGCGCCCAGGTCCCGGTCCGCGTCCCTGCTGATCGAGAACCATGAACCTGCTCGGATTCCTGATCCCGACGTGGGCTGTCGCGCTGGTGGCTGCGGCCATCGGCGCGCTGCTTTCTGGCGGCGTGCAGCAACTGCGCATCGCCAACCTGAATACCGCGCATGCGCAGACGAAGTTGGCGTGGGCCGATGAGCGCGCCGCGCTCGAAAAAGACAGGGCCGCAGCCGAGCGCAAGGCGCGCGAGGCGGAGAGCCAGCGCGCGGATGCCGAGCGCGACCTGAACACGATTATTGCCACCAACGCCGAGGACGCCATTCGTGAACAACGTGTCTATGAAACTCGCATTGCTGCTGCTCGCGCTGAGTCTCGCGGGCTGCTCGACCAGTTGTCCGCCCTCAAATCCGCCTATCAACGTGACGCGGCAAGTGCGGTTGCCTGCGCTGCCGGTGACCAGCCGCCCGCCGCAGAGGCCGTCGGCGTGCTCGCCGACCTGCTTGGACGTTGTGAGGAGCGAGCAGTCGAGCGCGCGGGATTCGCTGACGCGGCTCATGCCGCAGCCGTGAACTGCGCAACGGACTATGAGGCGGCGCGGGCTGCCCTTGTGAAGGTGGATGCACCATGACGGCTTTGAAAATCAGCAACTTCGGCGGGGTGCTCCCGCGCGTGCCGCCGCGCGTGCTGCCGGCCAATGGCGCGCAGATCAACGAGAACCTGCTGGCCACGGCGGTAGAGTTCCGCCCGCTGCTGGGCGACAAGGATATTGACGCCGCGCCCGCCGGCGCGCTGACGCTGTACCGCATGACGCGCAACCCGGATGGGGCGCTGCGCACGGTGGATGATGGTGGCTGGATCGCGGAGCTGAGGGACAAGAGCTATGTCGCGGGACAGCTCAACGACGACGCGACCGAGCGCACGGTGGTGGCGTTCAACGACGGCAAGGATGGGCCGCGCGTGGTGGATGTCAAAGGCACGGATCGCCTGCTTGGCGTGCCGGCGCCGAAGTCCATCAGCGTGACGGCCAACATCACGGACGAGTTCACCGCCGAGGAGGCGAGGACATGGCTGTCCGATACGGTGCTCCCGGCGCTGACCGAGGCGTTGTTGAGCGTTCTGTACGAGGACGTGATCGAGAGCCGGTATTACAAAGGCAAGCCCGTGGCGGGGTCCACGATACCGTTCGACACGCCGGACTTCCAGATCAAGTTCAACGGCGAAGTCCCGTGGATGGGGTACGTGACACTGAGCCTCACCGACGCGGATAAGCTGGGGCTGACAGCGCCGGAGCTGGAAGGCTGGAGTTACGGCCCCTGGACGTGGAATATCAACATCGAGTTGATGCCATTCTGGGGTGTGGTCCGCGATCTGGAGAAACTGAAAACTTCGCTGCGCGCCATTGAGCACCCGCTGACGGGGGAGCAGGTGCTCAGCGATAGCCATGTGGACATGCTGGCCCCTAAGCTGGCGTCGCTGTTTGACCCCGATGGCCCCTCTCTGGCGGCGCAGCGCAAGCAGATGGATGACGCGGCGAAGGCGTTCTTGAAGGTGATTTTCGACACGAAGAACGACGACCCCGGCCCTCGCCCGGAAGAGCCGAAGCGGCCCACGGTGCCGGAGTATTTGTGGCTGGACGGCATCCGTGACCCGGCCTGGGTTCAGTACGACAAGGACATGGCGGATTGGCGCGAGGAGCTGGACAAGTGGACGAAGGCGAACAAGGAGTTCGACAACCGGCGCACGGGGGTGGCCGCCGTGGTGAAGCAAAACCGCATCACGGCGATGAATGTGTCCAACGCCATCGAAGAAGAATACTTCCGCCGCAAGGACAACATCCGCACTCTGATCGAGCAGATGCTCAACAACGAGCAGCTTGTGGGCGGCGAGGGGAGCGGCGCGCTGATCACGGTGGACCCGGACCGCATCATCGACACGCGGTTTTACGTGGTGACCTACGTGGATGACTGGGGGTGGGAGAGCGCGCCCAGCCCCGTGAGCGAGATGCTGGAGATCGACCAGAACGATTCGGCGACGATCAACCTCCAGGAGGAGCCGCCTGCGGGGCGCGGGATCGTGAAGTGGCGCCTGTACCGCAGCAACGTGGGGTCGGTGACGGCGGTGTTCCAGTTTGTCGATGAGATGCTGATCACCACGTTGAGCTACACCGACACGGTGCCGGGCGAGAAGCTGGGCGAGCCGTGCCCCACCTTCGGTTGGTCGGAGCCGCCGGTGCGACTGGATCAGGCGAGCGCGTCGCCGGAGCCCCCGCCGCGCGGGGTGGACCCCTATTTGCGCGGCGCGGTGGCCATGCCCAACGGCATCGTGGCGGGGTTCCTGGACAACTTCGTGGCGTTCTGCCACCCTTATTACCCCTACGCGTGGCCCGTGGAATACCAGATCACCACCGAGCACCCGATTGTGGGGCTGGGGGTGTTCGGCCAGACGCTGTTCGTGGGCACGCTGGGGTACCCCTACTTCATCACGGGCGCGGACTCGGCCAGCATGGCCGCCGAAAAACGCCCGGAGCCGCAGCCTTGCGTGAGCCGCCGCTCGATTGCGTCGGCCTCTGGCGGGGTGCTGTATGCCTCGCCTGACGGTATCTGTTACGCCTCGCCAGCCGGGGTGCAGGTGGTGACGAGCGAGCTGTTCGCGCGCGAGGACTGGCAGGCGCTTGACCCCTCCAGTATTTACGGCATCGTCTACGAGGAGGTGTACTACTTCTGGGCGGGCGGCGCGTGCTGGGCGCTGGACTTCACCGCGAAGAAGCTGGCCTGCGTGAGCGGGCTTGAGCAGGCGACGGCGCTGCACCGCGACGTGCTGACCGACGGGCTGTTTGCCGTGGTGGGCGACAGGGTTAAGCGGCTGTTCGCCGAGGGCCGGCGCACGGGCGCCTGGAAAACCCCCCTTGTGACGCTGCCGCAGCAGGCGCCCCTGGCGTGGGTGCAGGTGGATGGCGACCAGAGCGCGGCGAACCCGGTGACGCTCAACTGGTGGGGCGATGGCAAGCTGCGCCACACGGCGACGATTACCGACATC